ATTCCCTGGCGTGTCTGACAAAATCAATCTTACTTGCTTCGGCATATTCCTTTTGTAAATTCTCGATCGCTTCAACAACCAGAGGAAACATCTTGGGACTCCTTAGATTGCAGGCAATGTTTGTAGCTGATTTCTCCGAGTACCCCGCTTCTTTGGCACAATCTGTCGGCGTCATTCGACCATTGGACTTAACAAATAGATGAATAAAAGCCCTTTGCTTCGGTGTTATTTTATTTACGTTTCCCATATTCTTTTCATTATAACACACCTTTTTAATTTTATATATATATTTTAAAAGTAAATATATATATAATTAATCAATTTCCACTCAAAAACCTCATATAGGTTATGTAACCTAATTGTTATAAGTAACCCTATATGTAACGGTATTATTGTTATATTTCAAGTAGTTGAAGCTAAAGTTACATGGTTACATCATATTTGGAGTTTTTTTATGTTTTATATTTTCATTTACTTTTGAAAACTCTATATAAAAATAAGAATGGCGGTTTTCTGCCATTCTGTAAGTAACCTATAGTACCACTCACCCTCTAAAACCTCTCTCACGAGCTTCTATGAGCTCCTTTTTCCGTGTTGCGTGATCCATTAAAATAGAATAAAGTACCATGTATGAATCGCAAGGACATTAAAGACCTATATGGCGACGACGAACCCGAAATGCTGTTCGCCGATGGCTATGACAAGGCCATTGCCGGCGTCGTATGGGACGGCGAGCGAACCCGCGTGGTCTATGAGACAGAGAAAATTTTGTCCATTCTCATGGAAGATGGCATGACCTATGACGAGGCGAGCGAATATTTCGATTTTAATGTTGCGGGATCTTACATGGGAGTGTATACACCATTATACTTAGAGACATGAGAAAGAATGATAAAAGTAAAAAAACACAGACTTATTTACAAGAAGCGAAATCCTATCGCACAGGAGGTGCGGTCGAATAAGTACAAACCGAAAGTTGTGCCCGACAGGCACAAGGACAGGAAGGAAGAAGAGAAATGGAAGGAAATGATAAACTACCTGAAGAGCCTAAGTTAAAGTACCCTTTGGTCCTTGTTTCGTGGTTCGACGCCAAGGATGGAGGATCCGGGTGGCACTCCATCGAGGACATTCAAAAGGAAAAATTGGCCATCTGCTATTCGGTGGGTTGGCTCGTATTAAAGAACGACGATAGGACCGTCGTGATGGGAGACTATTCCAACGAGGAGAACGCGCATGACGGTGGTCGTCATATCGCCATACCAAGCGGGTGGGTGAAATCAATCATGTACCTGAAGCATGACTATAAGGAGAGCATATGAAAGACAAACCAACAAAAGAAGATTTAGCGTTCGTTGAACAAATGGGCGTAGGGGAAACCCAAATTCAATATAATAAAGATTATACAACAGCAAATTTAGTTTATAAAAGAGCAGAAGATAATCATATGGGCATTCCACTAGAATGGTCAGATAAAGATTGTTTAAAAACGGTATCTGAAGATATCGAAAATGCGATAAAACATATAAAAGAAAATATTGATGATAATTTCGCAGAGGGTATGAGCACGATAGAGAATATTCCAGATATTATCAAATTGCATATGTCTAAAGATGATTTGTTTATTATTAGAGATCCAGCAAAAAAGAACTATGAAAAATATTTAAAAAGGAGAAAAGAAAATGGACATGGACAGACTACTACAATCAGTTAAGAAACACGAAGGGTATAGAAACAAGGTTTATCTCGACTCATTGGGCAAGAGAACCGTGGGCGTAGGCCACCTCTGCGTGGAGGACCATTGGGAGGATAATAAGGAGTATTCCGAGAAATACCTCATGAAAGTCCTAAAAGACGATTTAAAAAACGCCATACAAGGCGCTGAGAGGCTTTGTAGCAAGTGCCCCGACCTAGATGACCTGGCAAAAGAAATCATCGTGGAGATGATATTTCAGTTAGGCGAGACGGGTGTGTCGAAGTTTCGGAACATGTGGAAAGCTCTTGATGAGATGCCACCACAATATGATGTGGCCGCGACAGAAATGCTGGACTCGAGGTGGGCGAAACAGACTCCCAACCGGGCAAAGGAGATGAGTGATCACATGCGGAGCCTGGCGTGACGTTAGAGAAGCTGGAGAAAGAACTAAAGAAGCTGAAGGAACGAATCAAGGAGCTAGAGAAGATTATTAAGGAAGAAAAAAAAGAATATGACTTCAATAAGTGGGAGGGAACAAACTGATGGAGTTTATCATACTGACATCATTGGTCATAATCATTGGATTGCTTGGCTTTATTGCCCTCATGATCTTTATCATAGGATATAATATCGATAAGAATAAGCAGTGAAACCTAAAGTAATTCACACCAGAACTTTTTCCTGCGACGATGACCATCCGATTGTGTGGTACACCTTTGATGAGAATAACAAGGCGATGTGTGAATACTGCGCTACGCAATTCATGTATGAGCCGAAAGATTTCTATACTAAGGCGCAAGAGGAGAAAGAAATTTTGGATATATCGATGAAAGAATCCATTCGGCAAAAGCAAGAACGAACTCCATCCGAGGAGATGCAGGACGAATTAGAGCCTATTGAATCCCAAAAATAAAAGATCTTGATCCCATCGACCTTTTAGGTATATAACGGAAAGTTCACCCCTAAAAAACCCAAAAGGAGAAAAAATGACTGAAAATGATATGGCGAAAATGATATGCTACTTGGCCGACAGAGTAGAAAAACTCGAAAAAGAACGATGCAAATGTAATGACGACAAGCCAGGAGTAGGACCGCCAGATATTTTAGACACAGTTTCTCCCACCGTGACGTACAAGACGAACTATGATGAGGATGAGGAATGCATTACCTGCTCGGCTTAATAGAGCATTGGAGCGGTAGAATTAACGTTTGGGCGTGGCATAAACGATGGGGCGGAAAAAGACGACAAAAATTATTTTCGTCGAACTTTAAGTCCTAGTCGTACGCGTCGCCTGTTTTTTCTTTTCTTTGAACCGACTTTTCTCCGGCCCTTGTGTTTTTTTCTCTTGAGGTCTCGTTTGCTCATTTACCTGTAATTGTTTGAATATTTCATCCATGATATGTTTATACGTATCATTGCGCGGTTTAAAATCATCCTGTATCAACTTATGAAGGATGACATACAGAATCGTTCGAGGATGGTCCATGTCCATTCCAACTGATCCCATTCGTAGCTTATCATCATCCCCCTTGTTGCGGTGGATGAGTTCTTCGGTGTACTCCCTTATTTTGGTAGCCACGTGTTCGCCCATCTCTCGCATGGCGACTTTGAAATCTCTCTTTTGCATGTTCCTCGTCTATTTGTACAAGTCCGCGCCAATAGTCGCGATCCTTGAGGGTTAAATCATTCCAATGATACTTCTTGAAATCAACATCATACTTGTAGCGGTAATTACGAGCTCTTTTGTCATATTTCGTTCTTTCTGGATATTCCGGATGATCATTATACATCAATTCCCTTGACAGGCTCTTTTGTACTAAAGTGCACGTTGAATGCCATCGATCGTCGCTCCCCTTCACAGCGAAAAGGATAAACTTGATGGGCGAGCCAGCTAGGAAAGAGATAGAAATCTCCTACCTTTGGTTTCACAATATAACTGTGTCTTGCAAAATGATTGGGAATCGATCCCAAGAATTCAAGACATCCTGCTGTTGGATGATGGTCCTCTTTCTTGTATTCTGCTTCAAATCCAGGTGGCACTTTCAGAAAAGCAACACCCGATAGATTGGCGTCATGAATATGCACGGGATTAAAGTCTCCTGCATACTGGCTTACAACCCAAACGCGAAAGCTGACTTTGGCATCCGTTGTCCATTCCGGCAATACCTTTGTAAGATACTGATCCGACATGGTGACCATAAATTCGGGAAATCCCTTTATCTTGCTGGGATCAATAGCGACCTCTTTCTTGACATTTCCTGCCAGGTTGTGGCTCCAGTCATACTTTTTACTTAATTTTTCATCATAGAGAATTCGATCCGCTTCGGCATTAAACAAATTAACAAAAGACTGTGGCATCTTGACCTTTAGAATGCTTGGCCCAAAGGGCTGGTAAATATCATAGCTTATCTCTTGATCAGCCATCAAATCTCTCCGGGTTTTTCTTTAAATCTTCCTGTATCTGGGATACTTCTCCTTGGTGTGAATCCCATAAATCTTTTCCTTCCTTGACAAGAGCGCTCCATTCAAAGGCTCCAAACACTTTTATTTCTCCGTCCGTGTAATGCACGCGGACATATTCTTCGTTATTTTCAGTAAATCTTGTTACTGCACTAACTATCTTTACCATCTTTTGGCGGGCTCTGGGGTTTAAAATGCGTTTCACGAAGAGACTTAATTGTCTCTCGTAGTCCATTTTGCTTGAGTATAATGTTCTTTAATTCCTCAATATGATCAGCATGATCATGGTCCTTGCTCGTAATGTAAGTTGGATTATTTGTTAGTAATACTTCTTTAGCTTCCAGTTCCGAAAGCTCTCCTGCCAATTTGTTTATTACTGCAACATAAAGGGCTTGTCTAATGTTGATCTGGCTTTGTTCCGTCATTGCTTTTATCCTTGCCATTTGTTTTTTGTTCGTGTTCCTTGTCAATAAGGTAACGAACGAATGCACCCATCGACATGTATTTTTCATCCGCCATGGGTTTTGCTAGTTTATAAGCATCAATCTTTATTGCGATTGACTTAAATTTTGTTATATCCGTCATTTCTTCTGTCTCCTTCTAGATATAGTAGTTTGTTTCATTCGTGCCCATACATATGGGATTTAATGAAAAAGTCAAGGATTAAATAAGAGAGGATAGTCTTCTAGCAGAGAATTTACAACGTCTTTTACTTTTCCAGTATATTTTGAATCAATCGCGTAGGAATCCAAAGATTCTATCACCGCGAAAATATCAACTTCTCCTGTAATGACCTGTTTCATGCGAATGTCTCGGTATTCCTTGAAATATTCACTGCCATTAAGCAGTTCAATATAATCCGCGACACTTTCACATTTATTGCCATAGACTTTCAGTAAGGTCTTGCCGCGAAGAGCTTTTATATATGGCTCTGTTCTATCTGTTTGAATGACACCATAAAAGTTATTTGCCTCTCTTGCAAAGCGGGATTCTCCCCAGTTTGATTCAATGATCGCTTGAGCCACGCTGAGAACAACAATTGCTCTCTCGAAAGGATTGATGTCGGTGTTATATTTTATTGTGCATTCGGCAATTCCTTGCACGAACTGGTCGCGGTCGTCCTTTGCATAATCAAAGTCGAATCCACTTAGAATGGGATTACACAACACAAGCAGTGTTGCGCAAAGCTCTTTAAGCATCCGTTCCTATTTTATTTAATTTTTTCTTTTTATCTAAACCAGAGGTAAATGCTTCCATTTCCATGCAGTAACTTTCAATATAAACGGTATTTCCTCTTTGCATTTCATAATCAGCTACCATATTTTCTACTAGTGCCCTATTGTCCTCGCACTCTTGCTTTTCAAAAAATCCACCATAACCTTTATAAGCTATAGCAGGCATATTGGGATAGGACATTAAGACCATCAAAAACCATACTTTTATCATATTTACACACTTTACAATTTTACTCCTTGTTGATCATAAGTCATGACACGCTTTACCTTGAAATTGCAGTATTTTATTGCATTGGATGTAAACTTGTTAATAATGTAAAGCATGAAACAAGATAACAAACAGGAGAGTTCTTTAGAAAAATCCATAGAGATTCTAGCAGAAATGACGAGAAAAGATATAGAAAGATTAGATAATTTTTTAAACACTAAACTATCTCTCCCCAAGATGGTCCTAATTTCATATCCACCTTCAAAGGAACTTTAAGCTCAACTGTCTGCTCCATAATTTCTTTTATCTTCTTCGCTTGTTTCTCATCTTCTATGGAACAGTTCAATTCATCGTGGACTTGTATGTGAGAGAGTATTCCCTCTTCATACAAGTCCACCATTGCCTTCTTCGTCATGTCGGCGGAGGAACCTTGTATCAATCTGTTTAATGCCTTGTATGTCCAAGCGCGTTTTAAATATTGTCCATATTCTTTTTCCGCTTCCCATTTAGGAAGTGCTTTGTGAATACCGAATGCGCGTGGCTCCCACAAATCAAATCGACACTTACGACCAAGAAGTGTTCGTAGATAACCAACGTGTTCCGCGCGCCGTGTTGCCTGTTCCATCAACTGCTTGACGAACGGAACGTTATTATGAAATTTTGCAAATAGATCGGCTGTCTCTTTTTCATCAAGCCCGAGGGAACTTGCTAACTTACCTTTACCCATGCCGTACATCATTCCAAGATTAATGGTCTTGGCTGTACGCCTGTCAATGCCTGCCATGTCCGCTACGGCCTGGTGGAAGTCGGGATCTTCTGTTTTGTATGATTCAATCACTTCATCAGCGCCTCTTAGTCCACCAGCCGTAAGTGCGGCGAAGTGCACAAGAACGCGTGGCTCCTGCTGTGAATAATCAAAACTTCCCCATGTGCATCCTTTCTTTGGAACGAAAATGGACCGGATCAATGGTCCGAGTTCCTTGTTTCGTGATGGGACTTGCTGGAGATTTGGATTCGAGTACGAGAACCGTCCGGTCACCGTCCCTCCTCCATCGCCTCGCATCTGATGAATTTCTGCGTGAATTTTACTGTGTACAGAATGTGTAAGAATTGTGTCAATGAATGTGGTTCTGGCTTTATTAATCTCTCTTGCTGTTACTACCATCCGTGCCAGTGGATGCCTGTGCGAGGTTAGAAAATTCTTATCAAACTTAGGCTGTCCGGATTTTGGTGTGCGGTCATATCTTATATTTAGTTTATCAAATGCTTTGGCAACACTCACCGCCGCCCAGATATCAACATCAACGCCGGTATCTTCCTTGATCTGTTTTAATATTTTCTTCTCGCGTATGATTAAATTCTTTTTAATGGAATCCGCTTTCTCCAGATCCACGTTAACGCCTTCCCATTTCATGTCAATGAGACAAGGCAAGAGCCTCGTCTCTAGATCAAAGATGCTACTAAGTTCCTGTTTAATGAGCTCTGGCTTAAAATATTGCCATAGGCGCAGTGTTAAACTGGCATCCTGTTCAGCGTAGGGACCAACATGCATGGGCGGGAGTTTCCACATTTCCGCCTTAGCATCAACGCCCCATTCTTTAGCGGCTTCATAGAGCAAGGCTTCGGACTTTGTTTCTTTGAGATAATCTTTTCCAAGTTCATTTAAGGAATATCTAAATCTGTTTTCATCAATCAGCGGGGCGGCAATCATTGTATCGATGATGCGTCCCTTAACTTCCAGTCCCCATTGACGTAGCCATCCCACATCATACATGGCGTTATGGAATATTTTATCGCAAGGCAGTTCCAGTATTTTCTTTAGCGCTTGCTTGAAGAATTTTTCATCGAAGTTTCCGCCTCCCTCATGGCGCAAAGGAAAGTATCCTTTCCATCCCTCTATTGCAATCGCAACACCAGCAATATAACCACTGCCTGTTGCCCATCCAGGTCCGTTTGTTTTTAAATCTGGATCATTTGTTTCCAAGTCAATCGCAATTTCTTTTGCCTCTCGCAACTCTGGAATGCGCTCCGGAGGAAGCCATTCGCTTGGTGGTTGAAATAATGGTATCTGTGTCATTAATCCTCCTTCATGCAGGTTCTAAGGCGGCTAAAGAAGTCTCGGCAATGCTTCCGCCAAGCATCGCCTTTTATTGTAAATGTTTGAAACTTGTAATCATGCGTTGCAATCAACACAACGCCTTTTCTAATTTTTGTTTTACACATACGGTTATGCGCCATACCGTAAGCGGCCATCTGTGTAAAATAATTCTTGATGGAATCATAGTATTCCAGTTGTGGTTTTCTTTTTTGCTTGAAATCAACAATGCATGGCTCATCCTCATAGATGCCAATCAGATCGGCAATGCCTCTGTAGTAATCGCCAAAATGCACGCGAGCTTCTACGCCCCATACTTCTTGCAGTTTATCCTTCAATCCTTTTGCAATAATCAGCTTGGCAAGTTTTGTTGCCAGTTTTTTATTGGGATTGAAGTTATATAGTATGTCACCTTTTTCATTTTTTATTTTTCCTTCCAAGTATTGATGCATACTTTTTCCAACAGCAATGGAATGAGCAACAATACGATCTGCTTCTTCATCTCCAATTTTCTTTCGCCATTTTTCTAGAAAGGACTTGTCGCTTGTTCGGTCAAGAATACGGGAAGGAGAAAGCAATCGTGCCTCTGGCCATCCATAGTTTTTTAAATATGTTTTATTATGCTTAAACATCTTTTGATTTAATATACTCCGCTGTTTCTCTTCCTCTTCTTGTTCCTTCATCCTCATCATCTTTCCAACCAACTGTATCCTGTATTTCTCCTGCAATGGCGGCGTATCCTGCCATATCAATATAGCAATCCTCTGTTCGCCTGTGCTTTAATCGTGCCACTTTGACGAGTAGCATACAGACGGCCGCTTGTTGCGCTGTAACTTTGTGTCCTAAAAAAGTACTCCATAGGTCCGCAATGTTTTGATGATTAATTGTCTTATCGCCATAATCCATATGGCGTTCACCACTAATAATCTTAATTGTTTTTTCTAAATACTCTTTACTCTTCATTTTTTATCTTCATATCCTTTTGCATCGGGATGAGGTGCATAGTCATCTTTGATATGTGATCGCATTTGATTTCTTCCCCATTCCTCAATGGTTTCGGGAGTAATGGAATCTTTTAGCTTTTTTAATAATGCTTTTTCTTCCTCAGTTAATATTATTCGCACCAGTTTATTCATCTCTGATTCTTTTCTCCTCTATTCTGTGGCAGTTAGCACATAATACAATGCACTTTTCCATTTCTTTTTTCATTTTTTGATATTGTTTCCAACTTGATTTCCAATGAGCAGAAACATTTATAATTTTATCTTCCCTGTTTTCATGATGAAAATCCAAAGCAACAGCCTCTTTATTATAACCGCAGTGAGCACATCTTTTTTTAATTTTATAATTATTTACTTCCTCTGAAATTAAATTATACACTATTTTTTTATTAGTTTTATTCTGTTCTATTTTTAATTTAAAAGCTTCTGGCTTTCTCCAATCATCTGGGTAAGTTCCATCTTTTCTTTTTCTAGCGTATCTTTTTCCTACCCATACATAACCGTCTTCTCTTGTATCACCATATTTTAACATTAAAAAACCTCCGTAAATTCTCTATTCGATTTTGATCGAATGACATTTAAACTTTGTTTTGCCCGTGTCATACCAACATAAAATACTCTTCGTTCTTCATCTTTGTTTAACCAATACGATTCATCTGTTTTTTTAGACAAGTCTGTTAGTAGCATAACATTATCCGCCTCACCGCCTTTGGCTCCATGAATGGTAGATAATTTAATACGTGGATCGTGAGTAATTTTCTGACCGCGACGAAGCACTGCCCGAATGTAAGTGGACTTGAGTCGTGGCATGCTGTCGAACGCTTCAAACCACGGGAAGTCACTGTTGAC